ACAGGTCAGCACAGGTTTGGTGTTGTGTATATGCCAATCAGCGAACGAAGCGAAACTGCTAAACTGGCCGATCTACTTGATTGAGGAGTCATGCAAGATGATAAAGGTAAAAATAAGCGGCTTGAAAGTTGCGGACTACTGGTCTCCTACCGACGGATGGAACTATGACGCCATTGATAGTCTTGCAAAAGAATTGTGTGACCGCTATCGAGAAGCTGAAGCCGAACGGACAGTAGAGTTATTCAAAAACTACATGGAAGAACAAGTTGGGTGGATGATTCGACCGTTTGTTCGTCGAGGTATGAAAACCAGCGAACGAATGTTTATAGACGCCATAGCTTATCAAGCCATAGAAAAGATACTTACTTCTGATATTGACAAATTGGTCACACTAAATGAAATGCGAAAAGAGTTAGAAGACGTAGCCTTGCATCGATATTTGATTACACCATTTGGTAAATTACATAGAGCTGCGCAAGCAGTAGGAGAATGAATATGACTGACGAATCAAAAATTATAGATGATATCAAAATGATGGGACACACCTTTCAAGTCGTTGAAGAAAAAAACGAACTCGAAATTTATATTGATGGAGAACATATTGATCGTTTTCATATGTTGGCTCTTGCTCTTAAAGCCAAAAACGAAGATTCAGCGTGGCTTATTTTAAAAAATGCGAGTATTCTTTATCATCATCGAGGCGACGTGGTTTTCAATGAATTATATGAAGCCACTATTGAAAAAATCGCAAGAAATTTTGATTTTAAAAATGAATTTTATTATCAAGATTTATTCAAAGAAAAAGCAGAAGAACTTGGATATGGGAAAATTGCGAGTCATAAAGATAATCCAAAACACAAGCCAGACGCATGGATTGACCGTAATGGAGAACTTATCCCTGTCGAATGTAAATTAAGTGATTTTGACACAAAAGCATTGAAGCAACTTGCTCGGTATATGACATTTTATCACGCAGAACATGGTATTGCAGTTGCAAGAAATCTCACTATTGAACTTCCAGACAATATTGAATTTATTCCATTTTCTGATTTCACAGAAGATTGATAGAGGCTTTACAAAATATGGAAAAATTTATCACCCCACGCGGCGGTGGCCGCACCTATCAAATATGTAAATACGCGATTGAAAACGACTGCGACATTATTGTACCAACGATAAATCAGTTTAACTACATTGTTGATACAATACAAAAAATATGTTCTACTTCTGATGGAGAGTGGATTTATTGTGGCATTGATAAGCCTACGGCCACGGTTAACGTTGCAGTATGGAATGGTCGGCGGCAAATAAAAATCTATAACGCTGGAAATTTTACTGTTGTACATTTTGGGCATAGCACAAAACCAGTTGTGATCGATGATATTGATAAATGTATGGACTACATTGTTGGTAATCGCATGATAGCCGCTTGTTCTATGGCTACATATGACCCATCTGAAGTTGCACTAAATCCAGAAATCGAGGACGCGGACGATCCGACTATAGGAAGACCAACGCTGCAACTGACCTGTAGGAGTTTGCTATGATAACAGATATTTTGGGAATGACTAATTACAAGAAGAATGAGAAAGAAATACTAGAACTCGCAAGTAAGGAAATCCGTGAACAGCTTAGCGAAGAGCTTAATAAAAAAATAGATTCTATTGTAATTCATGTCGATGTAGACCGCAGATACATACATTATGATCCTCCGTCATCTTTTATGATAAATTCAATGGAGATCTTTAAAGTTGATATCATGTCCGGGTCGCATTTGGAGACAATCGAGGGGAAGGCTGCGGAAAGTATTTATAGGCGATATTTTGAATTGGTAGGCAAATATGCGTTGCAATTCAAAAAACCGTTTACATGTAAGAGCCTATTATAAACTCAACAGTTGGAGGAGCCCCATAGTATGACACGAGAAGAAATTATAAAAGAAGCGATGGGTTACGCACAAATTGGACGCTTCGGTTGCTACAAAGGAACTTACGATGAGATGTTAGCTGTTTTAAAATGTTTTGCTGATACTGATGCAGAATACGTGAATTTTCAAGATATGCGATGGCACTTAGATGAGAAAAACGGAAGACTTTATTATGAGCGCTTGTTTGATCAATGGGAGCCAAAACCAACGCCATGGTATCAAAAATCATTTATTTGCAGGAGTTTATTATGAGAGATGAGATTGATGAACTCGATATGATTAAAGGTTTCATCAGAGAATATAAAAAGCTTTATCCCTCTGCACCTGATATAGATGAAAGCCGAATTAAACCAGATCTTGAATACTATGGATTTTGGGGAAGAACCGATAAAGAAATATACGATCGAATTGTGTATTTGACTAGAAATTCGAAATCGTTTATTTGTAGGAGTCTTTTATGATTATTGAATGGACAGAAGAAGAAGCAAAACTTCTGATAGATGCGGTCGCTCGCGGAGACAGTATCGGGTCTTATGATGATGAATTGTTAATTTCAGATGGACAGTTCGTTGGGCTTGATAACGGTCATAGCATTTCAGATAAAGAAATATATGAATTTTTTCGTGAGCGGTGTCCTGAAGTAAGTATTAAAATAAATAAAAAGAACTTGGTATGTCACAGTTTATTATAAGAGCGCTGCAGCGCTGCAGAGGAAGCAGCAATGAGAGTATTATTCGTGAAGCCAGAGAATTACAAAGCAGTATGTAACTGGTATGACAGATTAAAAGAAGTAAAAAATCATCCAAAGACAACTGTAATATGTCAGAGCCCAGAAGAGTTCCGCGTGCAGTTCGACAAAGATAAATTTGGAGTCAGATATACTACCTTCTATTTCGATGAAGAATTTGGAATGATCAACACTGTAAAATGTTTTAAAGAATTTGTGAGACTATATGGCGATGAGGATGCGCGGTATATATCTGAGGCGATGAAAATGCGAACCATCAGTATTGACAGATTGTTGTTGGCGGGTGATTTCAATGTATTTAAAGGATTTTGTATTGACCCGTGCTGCATTGATGATGTTATTAGGAGCGCGAAAAGACCGTTGTCATGTAAGAGTCTGTTGTAATAGGAGATTAACAAAATGGATATTATTGACTTAGATCTTATTGGGAATCCAGAGAACCCTTATCGTTATTGGATATCGAGCGATTTAGCAAAAAATGCAACCATTACTATTCCAAAAGAACAGCCTGTAAAAGAATCAGCATGGGATAGAATAAAAACTATAGAAGAACAAATCGCAGATATTTACAACCAATTAGATAAACTAAAGAAGCCACTTCGGTGCAAATCGCTTCTATAAGGAGGACTATTATGAAAGAAGAAGAATTTTCAAAACAAGATATTTTTGATATTGGATTCGCCGTAGTTGATGCGGTGCGTAATTATAGTGTCACAGTAGATAATATCATTGACGCTATTCAAGTATACGCGGACTGGCAGGAAGTTATTGGTGATGCTTCACTGTATGACACGCTTTGGATGGAAGATTATACGCCTATGTCCCCTTCTTTGACCCGATATTTATATCATAAGCTATATGGGTTGGAAGAATACGATAATGACAGTGAGGAGGATTACGGCGATGAGTGACCGCAAGCGAGACAAGAATTCTAAGAGTACATATATGAGAGCAGCCCGCAAACAGCGCATGATTGAAAACCAGTTTATGCAGGAGATCGAAAAAGCACAGGAGGCTCCGGCGTCTAAATATAATAAAAAATCCAACAAGCAACGTCGCGAGTGGGATGATGAAGAGTAAGGAGGAATGCAACAGTGGATAAAGATCCTAAGAAGCCCGACGATCTGCAAGACGAAGACAGCCAGCAGGGCATGATGAGTACAAATATTCCTTTGACTATTGCGGTATCGGCTTTTATCAATAGCAAAAACTGGTTTGATTGGATACTGCACGCTGCTGAGACACTGGTAATCTTCTACTTGACATATCAGATTATTGGCAAAGTGTTATTCGTTGCGCTGGTTATTACTCCCCTTCTTGTATTTTATATCAGTAGTGCAATTAATTGTTACTATGCTGTGTGCGATGGCGAGTGGGATGACAGCGATGATGACTCTGGCGATGACGACGATTTCCACAACAAATTAAAGTAAAGGAGAATTGATATAGATGTTTTCTCCTCCATTATATAGCGTTTTAAAATTTCCTCTTAACTATATTATTACCCATGATTATAATTTCAAACTAACTGACGAAGAACTTATTCATTTCACTGTGTTACAGGGAGATAATATGATGTTCCGCCAAATTCGTATGATATCTATGAATGACGATAAGTTTCAGAAATTTGTTGTTTTTGTTGACGCTACAGGTGGATACAACAAGCCAAAAGCTCTTGAACGCCTTGTAAAACACGGATTTAAAATCAACGGAGAAACGTATTTGTTTAGTGAACGCAGTGCAAGTATGGTTCGTCAAAGCATGCTTAGCTTTGTTGAACGTCATATTGCACCAGAACTTGATAGGCGAATTAGTATGGGGCTTGATTTTTCTGAAACGCCTACTGTTCTTAGCAAATATTATGCCTATCGTGGTTTAAATCTTTCGTCTGCTTTTTGCTTACCGGAATGGGAACCTAAAATTTGTATCGTTGATGATTACGAGAATACAATTAAAGACCAAATGGTTGAATATCTATACGATAAAACAACAGAATTCATTGATAAAGCGGGCAACAAAAGAAGTTGGACACAAAAAGATGTCGCTGTAAAGAAAACCGATATTACTATTAACTGCTTCGATGGTGCAGGTATTTGTCACCCAGAAATAATGCGCCAGATTGAACGCAAAATAAATACAGACGAACATATTAATAGTTGTATTATTCGCGCACCATATATTAAAGGATGCATGCACGAGATTGATTATGAATCATTTTATGCGGAGCGTGGCGTTACAAAAATCAAAGATATTTGGGGGCAAGAATATGATGTAACTCCCGGCAGCGAACCACTTATGATTCTTACCGTCAGCCTTTATAAAGGATATAAATATTTCAAGAAAGACGGCACATATAAAGACTGGGAGAGATATTGGGAATGGTTTCGTAAAACAAAAAGCTGCTTTGCTATTGCGAAATGGAATTATAGTTCTGAACGAGAAAATTTAACCACAAAATGCAATTATCAAATTTTGCAAAATTTAGACCTAGAATTCGATGATTTCAAACATTTCGCTGACATGTCTGTAGATTTTTATGAAAAGGTCACAAGTGATGATATTTTTTACACTGATTGTTTCCTTGGATTAATGGCTGACGATATTAATCCATTGAATCATTATATTGCTGCATTAGCACGTAATCAAGAAATGATTCACGATCCATGCGTTAAAGAGTACGTTCATTCCTTACTTGATAAAACTCGTGATGGATTTAAATGTGGAAAACTCTGGATGAATGCAACATTTAAATTTTGGGTACCAGATCTTGTTGCTCTAATGGAATGGGCTGGCGGGCTCCCTGTTGTTGGAGCGTTAAAGGCTGGTGAGATTTATACTTTTGATCGTCGTGGCGTTGCACTTGGAGACCGCATCTGTGAACGAAACCCCCATATATCAAGATCAGAGCACCTGCTTGTTAGCGCAGTAGATAACGAATTGACTCAAAAATATTTTCATGGACTTGTAAATTGTTGTTTTACTTCGATTTATGACATCAATGCACCTCGACTCAATGGTTCCGATTTTGACGGCGACCTCGTTCTTGTTATTGATGAGCCTTCCATGATTCCTGGAGTACATACAGATATTCCTATTACGTTGGATCTTGAGGACAAAAAGACTGCTCTCGCTGAAACTGACACCCTTGACAATAAATTTGCTTGTACTCTTCGTGGTCTTAAAAGTCAAATTGGCGAGATTTCAAATTTAAGCACTGTCTATCAAAACAAAGTTCCTAAGACTGAAAAGACAAAACAAGAATATTTGAAATATGTTTCTCTTTTGTCCGTCGCAAATGGAAAGGAAATCGATAGAGCTAAAACTGGTTGCGGATATAAGATCCCTAGAAATATACAAAAATATGGTACTGGTCCTAAGAGCACGCCCTATTTTATGAAATATGCAGGCCCCTACTATGCACGTTTACATAATCTTAGCAAGGCACACAGCAATATGAATTTACTCTGTATGAGTCTCGAGCGTTGGGAGCGTGGAGTCCGTTGGCATAAAGAGCCTGTTGGTAGTTTTGATTGGCACATAATGTATGATTCGGAAATCGGCTATGATCAAGCTGTATTTGATGAGATCGAAGCCATTTTTATAGACTTTAATAAATACCGCAAGAACCAGTTAGAGCTCGAAAAAAAATCCAAAAATTGGAAACTTTATCGTAAAGAGCTTGAAGGCATCATGACGAAAGAAGAAGCAAAGACCTATGAAACCAACTGGCAAGCAATTTATAACGTGTATCGTAATAAGTGCAAGCTGATCTGTCCTGATGTTCGTGAGTTGGCTAATATTCTAGTCGTGCTGTGCTATGAAAAATATCCTAACAAGTTTAAAAAGTTCCTATGGCACATGGCTGGTGCTGGTGTAGTTGAAAATATCAAACCAGTTCCCGTGCAGTTGCCAGTTCATGACCCGAATGGCAAGTATGAATATCTTGGTCAGAGATACAGTCTGGCTGAGCCGAGAACCTATGAAGCGAGGGTGAAGTAATATGATTAATAAACTCTGTGCTGTTTGTGCTAAATATAACGAATGCACATGGATGCAAATAAAAGCACTTAATAGTCCAATTGTTGATTTAGAAAGTATTATTGGATCAGATTATTGGACGAGAACATGTTGTAAATATTTTGTTTATGATTTTACCAAAGAAGAACCAAGGATAGATGATGAAGTTTAAGATATTAGAATTGAGACTTTTTGATATGAAAGGAAACGATATCACAGAAGTTGGAATTCGTTGTATGAAATGTGGGTGGTATCATAGTATAGCACAATATAAATGGGACGAAATAAAAAACGATACGCGATTTATCTTTTGTAAAGAATGTGGAGAAGAAACACCACACAGACTGGAGGCTCTTAATGTTTAATCTATTCAAGAAAAAGAAACCACAACAGGAGGAAGCTCCACAGCAGATGGAATGCCCCAAGTGTGGCGGAATCATGACACTGACAAATGGACTGACATATAAATTCCACTGCCGGGGGCAGGAACTCGAAGCCTCAAATGTTACCGCCATGAAATGTGCGAATTGCGGTGAGATGATGTTTAGCTGGGGCGAAGCTCAACGCATCCAAAAATTCGCTCATGAATCTGTGGGCTGGGAGGATAAAACAGAATGAAGAGGGTTTTTGTTATATTGATTTCCATTTGTTTGATAGGATGCTTGCTGACTGGCTGCGGTACAAAAGAAGACCAATATGGTAATTGGGCCGACAATTATAGTGACAATTTTTATCATATTTTGAATACTTCTATCGTGTACGCCAAGGATACAAAAGTTATGTATTATTACATTAGTGGTGGTGCAGGAGCGAGCTATATGGCTCCATACTATAACGAACATGGACAACTTTGTCGTTATGTTGATGGCAGTATTATACCAATCGAGTAAGGAGGTTAAATGGCTTATACGACATTTTATTGCAACGAAAACATGCTGCTTGATAATTGGAAATATTATCATGAGTCAAACCTGATGCTGCGTAATTTATTAAAGCGGACAAGCCTCTCCCCTATTGAATGTGCCACGATTTATTATGAACGAATGCGAAACCCCGAGTCTGTCAGTTATGATCGCAGCCATCTGATTCAAACATTCAGCCGAGGACGCAAAAATAACGCACCAATACTTGACGTACATCAAGTTGTTTTATATCAGAAAGATTTAGATTATATCACCGACGCTCGTCGCCGCTATCACATCAACTGGGCACAACTTAGAGTCTTGCTTGGAATTATCTTCTTCTGCCGACTATATGGCAGCGACACGGTGGCATTAGACACTGATTTTAAAATGAAGCGGTTTGGAAAATGTTTTGATGAACAGACCGAAATCATGTATCACGGTGGACCCAACTGGGACGATGGATACAACACAGTACGCGGCATGTACGAACTGTCTGACGTGCATCATCTACTCTATCGAACTGGAACAGACGATATTGGCTGCTTATATACATATCCGAATTTTACACTTGATAAAGATGACGTAATTGCGTACACGTTCAATGTAACACCTGAGAACAATCGATTGAATCTTAGTAAAGTGGCACGGGAATTGTTTGATCCCAAAGAATGCTATTGTACTGTTTGTGGTGAAAAATATATCGCAAAGAGACCGAATGCCAGTCTATATTGCAAAGAGTGCGCTACAGACAAAGAGAAGGCACGGTTAGCGAAAATCAAACGGAATTGACGAAGATACACGAAATTAACTTTATTTTCTTAATATATGAAAGGGTATAACTCTTTCAACTTTAAATTTAAAAGGAGATTTAATACATATGATTGAAATTACTAAGAGCGAAGCAACTTACCTGCGGAAGATCATCCCCAATGTACACATTACTCGCACTACTCATAAGTGGTATGCGGAAGAAATCAAGTCTGTTCTAACCCAGCTGCCCGGCAATGTTGAAGCTGAGGAGGCACTGCGCGAGCTAAATCGCACTCATCGCACCAACTCTAATTTTGAGATCTGAGGTGCAGAATGGACGAAATTAAAAAGAATGAATTCAGAAAGACGGATGACGAATCCTTTGACGAGTACATGATGCGTATTGGCAATGCGTGCTCTGAGCGAAAATTAACATGGGATCAAGCAGCCGTAGTTTTGAACGAAGCTACAAATTCCAATTTTGGGGAATGTGCTTATCGAAAAAAGTATAAATCGTGGAAAGCCGGCTACGACTACGCGCTTGAACATATGAGCGGTACCACTGTGGCAGACGAACTGCAGCGGCTGAAGATAGAACAGGTCAAGATGCGAGACGAGCGGGCGGCAACAAATAAGGTTTATCGTGATATTGCGCGTGCTGAATCCATCAAGGAAATAATCGCAAGTGCTGTTGTGCCCTACGACAAGAATGATTTTCTGAATATCGTACAGTACGAAGGTAGCGGACATGACTTAATTGTGTGCCTATCTGACTTACATACAGGTGCTGGCATTGATTCGGCATGGAACAAGTTTGATAAGGAAATTTTAAAGGCAAGGCTGGAAAGCTATGTCACTCAGGTATTTAACATCGTTGAGCGACATGCTGCTGAAAAGATTCATGTGCTGTTGCTTGGTGATCTTATCAATGGTCATATTCATATCAATACTCGAGTTCAGAACAATGAAAATAGTATCGAACAGGTTATGACAGCCGCAGAGTTGGTGAGCAACTTTGTAGCAGAACTGTACGAAGTATGCCAACACATTGATGTGTATTCGGTCAGCGGTAATCATTCACGGGTTTTCCCCAACAAGGAAGAACAAGTTGCAGGAGACGAGCTCGAAGCGCTGATTCCGTTCTATATGAAGGCACGGCTACAGAATCTGGCTGGCATTGAAGTAAAAACAGAGAAGCTCGATCCTACGTTTGGTGGATTTAAGGCTCGTAATAGTCTGGTGATGTATGCACATGGAGACAAAGACTCCCCTGCTAACGTCGTCGAACACTTGACCATGATGGTAAAACAGCCGATTGATCTGGTCTTCCTCGGACATCGCCACACAAACGGAATGACAACTGTGCACGGGACAAAGGTTATTGAAAGCGGCTGCGTATGCGGCACTGATAGTTATGCCGTTGGTATTCGTAAGAATGATATCCCACAGCAGGCCGTAGCTGTTATTGCTGATGATGGTTTGACCTGTCTGTATGATGTGAAGCTGGAAAAGCCAGCAAAGATAGTAATTTAACAGATTTAGACGCTCTGGGCTTAACCGCTCAGGGCGTTTTTATATTGTAGAGGAGAATTATTATGGACGATATTTGTTCTGTTTTGGCAGGTTCCAAACACGATTCTGTTTATGCTGGTCCCGATAAGGACATTGAAACCAGTCTTAAAGAACTAGGGATCGATATTAGAAACGATGATGGCGAATTGAAAACGACTTATCAGATCCTAAAAGAATTGTCAGATAAATTCAACAATAGTTAAATAAACGGCTCGTCCGAAAAGACGAGCCCTATATGTCGCAGGTGACAGCGCCGGTGTGCTGGCCAGCCTCATAAGCTGAGACAAAAGAGAAATCTTAGATGCGTTCGACTCGCATACCTGTACCCATGAAATTAAATTGTAAAGGAGGTTCCAGAATTCAAAGATGGAAGAAAAATTTCATAAAGATTTAGGAGGCGATTACTTCTACTGCTATTCCCGCCGTTGTGCATTCTTTATTCGTGCAATGGGAATTTTCTATGAAGAGATTGGCGAGCATCCAACTACGGGCTCTGTATATACAAAGTTCCACAAAACAAAAAAGCTCAATGAAATTTTAAAACTGTGGGATGATATCAAGTATCGCTTCGACAATATGTCAGATGACGGAACGGTGGTGAAGGACTATGGCCAGAACTGCCGTTGAAAAGAAACCGCCACGCATTAAGGTCCCTGCCTCATGGAGTGGTGGTAAATGTATGTGTTGCGGAAAGATCTATGATGTGCGCAAGGGAAATTTCTCGAAGACACAAAGCCAGTGGTTTATGGGTAACGATGGATATTTGCCGTGGTGCAACGAATGCAAAGAAGAAATGTTCAACTTCTATGTAAAGAAATACGGTGACGAGAACGAAGCAATCAAGCGACTGGCTATGCTGTTTGATATGTTTTACTGTGATGGGCTTCTTGAGGCTGCAGATCACTCTACTCCCGGTTCTCCAAAAATCAATACATATATGGGACGCCTTAATATGCGACAGCACGCCGGGAAGTCTTATGACGATACATTGGATCAGGAGAAGAAGGACGCGCTGGCTGCTGGTCGTACTGGCAACACAAAAGTCACTCAGAAGATGATTAGATTCTGGGGCGCTGGTCTGGAGGAGCAGGACTATTTGTTCCTTGAGGATCACTATCAGAATCTTATTACACGCCATGAGTGTAAAACTGCCGCACAGGAAATTCTCTTCAAGCGTATTGCAAAGGGCGAACTTAACTGTGAAAAGGCAGACGCTACCGGCGACACAAAGAAAATAAAAGAGGCAAACGACAACCTTCAGAATCTAATGGGTTCAGCTCAGATCAAGCCGAATCAGACGAATGATAACGCACTGGCTGAGACTAATACTTTCGGAACATTGATTCAAAAATGGGAGGAAGAGAGACCAATTCCAGAACCCGCACCTGAATGGCAGGATGTTGATGGGATTGGAAAATATTTTAGAGTGTGGGTACTTGGTTCACTTTTAAAAATGTTCCATTTAAACAATCCATATCAAGCAGAATTTGATGAGGAAATGGAAAAGTATACCGCGCATAAACCAGAAGCTATAGAAGACGACACCGCAGACACCAGCTTACGCGAAACCATCTTTGGTATTAGTGAGGGCGGTGGTTCTCCTTGACAAAAGAAAAATTAACAGACAAAGAAGTAGCAAATAGTAAATCAGAAAAAATAATGAATGCAGTTGCTTGGTATTGTGGATATTATAGAAAAAATCCGCAACGCTTCGCCAAAGAATATTTGAATCTGAATTTGAAATTATTTCAGCAGATTTTGTTGTATTTAATGGTTCGAAGTACAGGCTTTTGTTTCATTGCTGCTCGCGGTCTAGGCAAATCTTTTTTGACCGCTGTCTTTATTGTGATTAAATGCCTATTGTGGCCGGGCACGAAGTGTATTATTGCATGTAAAGTGCGAACACAATCTATCAATATTTTGGACGAAAAAATAATGAAGGAACTTGTACCAAACAGTCCTTTATTACAATCCGAAATCAAAAAAGTCGACATCAACAATCAGAAAGCAGAAATTATATTTAAAAATGGCAGTTACGTTAAAGTTGTGACGGCTACCGACTCTGCGCGTGGTGCGCGAGCAAATTTAATTTTGGTCGACGAATACCGCATGATGGATGAAGATATCATCAATATGGTTTTGAAAAAATTCCTAAATATTGTTCGCCATCCCGGATATTTAGACAAACCAGAATATAAACACATGGCTGAACGAAATCAAGAGTTTTATCTTAGTTCTGCATGGTTCCAGAATCACTGGAGTTACGAAAAATGTAAGGACTATTTTGTAAATATGATTGATCGAAGTAAAAAATACTATTGTTGTGCTTTTGATTACAGAATGAGTATCAAAGAAGGTTTGTTGTTGAAAGAGGCCGTTGAAGATGAAATGTCCGAATCAAGTTTTTCCGACCTAAAGTTCTCAATGGAAATGCTGACTGAATGGATTGGCTCAATTGAAGGTGGGCTATTCCAGTTTGATGACATCAACAAAACTCGCGTTATTGAAAAAGCATACTACGCGCCAAATATCGTGCTCTCCCCTACTGCAACAGATATTCCCAAAAAGAAAAACGGAGAGATTCGCATTTTAACTGCCGATATCGCATTGATGAGTTCCAAGAAAAATGACAATGACGCAACAAGTATCTTCCTTAATTGTATGATACCAAACAAATCTGGACGTTATACGAGCAATTTCGTTTATTCTGAAAACGTGGAAGGTATGAGCGTACAAGACCAAGCGCTAAAACTGCGTCGCTATTTTGAATATTTTAACTGTGATTATCTCGGCATCGACGCTCGCTCAGTTGGTATTCCACTGATCGACCTGCTTATGCGCGATATTTATGACCCTGAAACTGGCGAAACCTATCCAGCAATCAGCTGCTGCAACAATACGGAAATTGCCGACCGTTGTTCTGATAAGGCTGCCAAGAAGGTCATTTGGGCTATCATGGGTAGTTCTCAATTTAATAGCGATGTGGCTATTGGTCTGCGCAGTGGCTTCCAGCAAGGACGTATTCATCTTTTACAAAGCGAGTATAGCTGCGAAGATCAGCTACGCAAACTATATAAAGGATACGATAAAATGTCGCCCAGCGAACGAGCTGCTCTACAAATGCCGTATATCAACACCGGGCTTGCAGTCAATGAGCTTGTCAATTTGGGCTACGAAACAGTAAACAACGTAATCAAGGTCAAGGAGAAATCAGGATGTCGCAAAGACCGTTACTCTTCCCTGTCCTATAATTATTATATTGCGCAGCAAGTTGAGCGCAGCATGGAGAAACGGCATAACAAACCGAAGCTGCTCGATTTTAACTTCCGTGCGCCAATATTGAAGAAGGGAGGGCTGTAATGGCTGAAAATATAATGAATAAAAAGGTCATGGTCACGAATTCCAAAAGTGGAAAGACCTCCTATGTTACATATTCTGATTTAGTAAGTGGCGTTTATGCTAATCTATCAAAGATTGGCATTCGCAACCTTGAATCCACATCAGAGACCAATCCGACATATACCAAGTATACGAAGGATCAAATTGTAAAGTATCTTGCTAATCCAGCTAGTTACGAAAAGCAACTGCGGAATATGAGCAAATACCTGTTCAATATTTCAAACTACTATCGTCGGCTGATTCAATATTTTGCTAATATGTCTACATTCTCTTATGAGCTTGTTCCCTACGGTCTTGATCGATCTAAAAGCATCAATCTGAATAAGTTTAAGAAAGCATACTACGCAAGCTCAACAGCTGTTGAACTGATGAACATTCCACACGAAGCAACCAAGATTTTGACGATTGCATTTCGCGACGACGTTTATTATGGATACGCATGGGAGACGAATGATAGTTTTGCTTTCCAGAACCTAGATGCAGACTATTGTAAAATCAGTAGCATTGAAGATGGTGTATACAACTTTGCATTCAACTTTTCATATTTTGATTCAAACCAAGACAAGCTACTGAATTATCCGCCCGAGTTCCAGACTATGTATAACACCTATAAAACCAATACTCAGTTATATAAATGGCAAGAATTGGATAGTTCTAAGTCAATCTGTATTAAGGTAAATGAACAAGACTATATCCCAATTCCGCCGTTTGTGAGTCTGTTTAGTGCTCTGGCGGATATTGAAGATTATCGTGCCATCAGTAAGAACGCCAGTGAAGCCAACAACTACAAGGCTATTGCGATGGAAATTCCTATCAACGACGAAGATGGTTCATTTTTGATTGACTATGAAACTGCCAAAGAGTTCTACGACATGATGAGCAATGTATTGCCGCCAAATATTGGTGCGATTCTAACGCCCATGAAATTAACTGACTGGAACTTTGACAAAAGCGGTGTAAATAGTGATACGAACGAGGTTGCAAAGGCCGAAGCAACACTATTTGCGCAGGCTGGTGTAAATAAAATCTTGTTTGGTGGCGGTGATGATCCGGCTGCTTCAACGCTGAATCTGTGTACTGTAAATGACCAAATGATTGTATTTGCGGTGATTCGTCAGTTGGAACGTTGGGTCAATCGTAAACTCAAGAGCGTATCAAGTTCTTATAAATTCCGTATCAATTTCTTGCCAGTTACACATTACAACCGTGCCGAAATGCATGAGCGATATCTAAAGGACGCCCAATATGGCATTCCAACACGTAGCGCTATCCTTGCAACCGCCGGGTTTGCTGGCACGGATTATGAAAATATGGCTTATCTTGAGAATGATGTGCTTGGCTTGAATACTGTTGAAGTTCCGCTTAAAAGTTCTAATACACAGTCTGGCGCTGTAAACGAGGGCGGACGCCCATCTAATGCAAGTGAAGGAAAACAATTAAGTGACGCTGGCGAAGTAACAGCAGATAGACAGGAGGAGTAACATGGCACAATATCTATGCGAAATAGTCGTGCATGGTTCTCACGCCGCCGGGATGTCGAAGTTTTTGATAGAACACGGCGCTCTCCTGCTACGAAAAGATCCACCGAACAACTATGTATTTATCAATGATAATGTATTTGAAAATGCTCTGGCTGAGTTGCAGATTGCAATTCGTCAGGGCTTTTATTTTACGGATGAGGAGGTGAAAGCAGAATGAATCAACGATATCCAATCTCTTTTTCAAAGAAGAATGAATATGAAACTTCTGATTTTCGCTTCATTGATGTCTGTATTGATGTGATGCACACAGGAGCAAATCTTAATAAGACCAGCTTCACGAAAGATGTTATCAACAAAGCTGTCCCGACTATCGCCAATATGCCGATTCTTGGTTATGTAGTGAATGAATTGGACGATGAAGATAAAGATTTCAAAGGTCATGAGCACGAGCTACGAATTACTGATACTGATGTCAAATATCTGTATGCGGGGCAAGCTTATGGTGTGATTCCTGAATCATGCAACCCGCGTTGGATTATTAAAGATGACGGAACCGGCACAGAACGTGAGTATTTGCGTGTTGACGGCCTGATTTGGACAAAATTTGGAGATCCAGTAGATATCTTCACTCGCGATGTGACAAAAAACCACAGCGTAGAGTTGACCGATATGATTTGCGAGGCGAAACGCGATGATGGAATTACTCCCGTTTCGTCTTTTAAGTTTGATGGTTGCTGCATTCTGTCGACCACCGATCCGAAGATTCAGCCAGCAATGACTGGGAGCTGTGTAACCGCCAATTTTTCTGTTGACGATATCACATCTCAAATTCGAGAGCGTCTCTATGAGTATCAGGCTCTCACGCAGAATTATGCTGCACGAAATGAAAATCCATCCGATGAGGAGAAAGGAGATAAAACACCAATGAATGAAAACGAGAAGAATACGACCGTGGTCGAAAATCCTGAAACCGTGACTCCTCCGGCAGAAAATACAGTACAGGAGCCCGACGTCCATACTGCCGAGAATACTACTTCGGCAGATGGCGAAGGTGAGACTCCTGCGGCTGAAAATGCTGCAGAAAATGAGGGCGAGGGTGAATCTGCTCCGACTGAAAATACAGCACCGGCATCTGAAGATGAGACCACCGCTACTGAAAACAATGAGTTTACTCTAACTACAGTTCAGCTGATGGACGAAATCGGTACTAAGCTTGCCGAGCACACTCATCCTTCTAGTTGGGATTCTGAGTATATGATTCCAGATTTCTATTTTGAAGATCTGATGCCTGAGACAGTGGTGGTTCGTTGCTCCAAGACATGGCAGCTGATGGGCATTCCCTACTCTATGAATGGCGACAATGTTGTTCTGGATTATGAGAATATCAAGCGCATGAAGGTTACATATGAGGATTGGGATGAGGGTGAAGTGATGCCTGGCACTATTGCCGCCTTTACTACTCTGACTGACAAAATCGCTGAGCTGTCTGACAGCTTTACTAAAGCAGCCAATGAAGTTAGTGAAATCAAACCTAAGCTGGAAGCATATCAGCAGGCCGAAGCTGAGGCAGTCGCCGCAGCAGAAAAGGCTAAGCGTGACGAGCTGTTCTCTATTATGGATGAAAAGCTGGGCGCAAATGCGGAATATACCGCACTGAAGGAGAACACGGAGATTACTTATGCCGAGCTGGAGACTAAGTGCTATGCACTGGTTGGCCGTCAGTCCGCTGAGTTCTCTTATGTTCCCACTACTAACAACAGAGGAACTGTCCGCTTTGGCGTGGGTGGCACCCAGAACGGTTCAGATAACGCCGTGTATGGTGGCCTGATGGAACACTATCTCGGCAAGTAAATAATTCAAAATTTTAGGAGGTACATAATTATGGCAAATATTAAGCATGCTGTTGTGCGCACTGATAATCTGGGTGGCACCAAGAATGGTGAGCAGCTGGCAAGTGTGATTTTCTATTCTAGCGATGCTCCCGCAGCAATTGATAACGGTAATATCGTTGTTCTGGGCGAGAAGCTGGGTCGTGAGGCTTATAAGGCAACTGCTCCCGCAGCTGGTGCCGTGAAGGAGGATCTGTATGTGATTGCAGAGGAAGAGCTGTTCTATGATCAGACTGTCGCTCACTATCTGACCGAGTGGGTCAATGAAGCCGGTAAGACCATTCGCGCATATTCTCTGGACTCTAAGGGTGGCTTCTCTGTGACCGCTGAGGCTTTCGATGGCACTCCCGAGATTGGCAAGACTGTTGGTTATACCGCTGGTTCTACCAAGATTACCGTTCAGACCGATGCCGCTGATGACACCACTTTCGGCACCATTCTGGAGAAGGAGACTGTCGGCTTTGGCGATGGCAAGTATACATACTTCTACATTAGCCTGAAGTGATCCCAAAGTTCAAGAAATTAACATAACGCCGTCCGTGCAATAGCGGGCGGCCATTTTTATTATAGGAGGTTTATACCATGGCTATTGATTCTAATCTGATCAAGCTGGCTGTTGATGGCTACAAGGGTCACGTTGCCGGTGATTACTCTGTTAATGATACTCAGGAGGCTCTGCGCAAGGCTCTGATTGAGGCAAACGGTGGCTCCACAAAGCTGGATCTGAAGGCTGTTCGCGACGGCAAGTGCGCTCAGGTTTTCGCAATTGTTGAGGAACTGGTGAATGTTATCCACGAGGAAGGTCTGAAGGGCGACGAGTTCTTCATGAACATGGTCGAGGATCGCAATATGTCTCTGGGCGACACCAACAAGTTCCATATCGAGAAGGAGTGCCTGTTTGCTGTTGCTGATATCGCTGAAGGTACTCAGGGCATTCGTCGTCAGCGCATCGAGGGTGGTCAGGACATCACTGTCAATACTCGGCTGCGTGCCGTGAAGATCTATGAGGAACTGAACCGCGTGCTGGCTGGCCGTATCGACTTTAACAAGTTCGTTGATCTGGTCGGCAAGTCTTTCACCAAGCAGGAGCTGGATGCTGCATATGCTGCTTTCACCGGCATGTTCTCCAAGCTGCAGGCTCCCTATACTGTGACCGGTACTTATGACGAGGAGAAGCTGCTGGATCTGATCGAGCACGTTGAGACTTCTACTGGTGAGTCTGCTGTTATTATCGGCACTAAGAAGGCTCTGCGCAAGATCAAGACTGCTACCATGTCTGATTCCGCTAAGGAAGATGTTTACGCAATGGGCTATATTGGTCATCTGGCCGGCACTCCTCTGGTGGCTGTGAAGCAGCGTCACAAGGACGGCACCGACGACTTCCTGCTGAGCGACGATGTCATCTACGTGTTTGCTGGCGATACCAAGCCCATTAAGCGCGTTACCGAGGGTGACGTCACTATGCTGATGGGCAACCCCATAGACAACGCTGATATGACTCAGGAATTCCTGATGATGAAGCGCACCGGTATTGCCGTTATCTTTGATCGTGACTTTGGCGTGTACAAGCTGTCCTGATCATCAAATTAAAATGTTACATGGGCGGTAGGGGCTTCCCTGCCGCTTCTTATTATATAGGAGGAAATAATGGCAAGACGTGCAACTACAAAAGCTGCGGCTCCCAAGGCAACTACTGCAAAAACCCCCGTTGAGCAGCCCGTTGTTTCTACCGCAGAGATTACAAATGAAACTATGGTTGAGTGCCGAAGTGGTGTCTCTGGCAACCTGATCTATAAGTCCTCACTGAACCCCGGCTATGTGGTCGAGTGGAGCGGTCTGGGCGAGATTCAGGAGATGGAGTATCGCGAGCTCGTTTCTATGCGTGGCAATCAGCGCCGTTTCTTTGAGGAGAATTGGATTCTGATTGATGACCCCGCAGTTATCAAGAAGCTTGGTGTCGGTCGTTACTATCAGAACAGTCTGTCTACTGATGACTTCGAGGATGTATTTAATATGTCCGCCGACGAAATCAAGGAGATCGTGCCCACTTTGCCGGGCGGCACTAAGGACGCCATCGCATCTGAGGCTAAGAAGAAGATTGATTCTGGTGAGCTGGACAGTCGCAGTGCTATCAAGGCGCTGGAGGACTCTCTAGATGTTGAGTTGGAAGATACCATCTAAATAAAGGAGGCGGGCTATGGCAACCACTTTTGAAAGTATCTATGCCCGCTGTCGTGGGCGAATCAAAGATTATGACAAAGAAGGCTACACAGACGAAATGTTTGCTGCCGTCGAAAAAGACCTGCTTCAGGCAGCGATTGACGATTTTGCAGACATCTGTGTTAATGACCTGACCGATTACGACGAGGAGCTCGAGATGTTCAACATTACGCTGTCTCGCAAGGAGCAGAGTATTCTCGCCCTGAGTATGATTGTTCACTGGTTAGAGCCTTACGTCTTTAATTCTGACGCACTAAAAAACGCCATGAGTACAAAAGATTTCTCTATGTTCTCCCCCGCTAAGCTATTGGAGCAGATGAAAGACTTGTTACAGTATTCAGAACGGAAATTGAAAGCCGAAATGAATGGCTACTCGTTCAGAGTAAACAAGGTTTCTGAGCTGACTGAGTAAGGCGGTGGCTTATGACTCGATCAGAATATAGAAAAATGCTTAAACTTAATGGACCAACCCAGCGTGACAGAATAATTAACAAGTCAATTCACGACCAAAATAAGTTGGCTCCAGTCAGTCCTTCTTTTAAAGATGTGACGATTGATGATATTCCGCGTAAACTAAATATTATTTCTTCAACTGTTATGGATCAAAAAATCATTCATACTCTGCCGGGCGAAGACTTTTCTATTGGAAGCATTGTCTATTGGAGCAAGAGCCACTGGTTGATTACAGAAAGAGATCCGGAAGACGAGATTACAGTGCGCGGACGTATTCAGATTTGTCGAAAGGAAATAAAATGGCAAGACGATAATTCTCACAAAATCCATTCTTTGTGGGCTACAGTTGAAAAGCCATATTATTCCAATCTGGAAGAGAATAAGCAGATGAGCTATTCTACTCGCGAATTCCGTATCCAGATGCCTTTCGATGAATACTCTGCCAATCTTAATATTGGTAAGCGGCTAATGCTGGAAATTATTAACGATGTGCCTAAAACATATCGTATTACTTCGGTCGACCAGATGACAAGCCGTATTGACTACAATAACGAACAGGTCGGATTTCTCTCTTTTAACGTTGAACAGGATCTATATAATCCAGAGACCGATAATGCTGAGAAGATGATATGTGACTATGTTCCTATTGAAGATACAGAAGAAATTCCGCCAGAAGTCGTCTATCCACCGCAGGAGGCTGAGCCAGAATATGTTCTCAGTATTGATTTTACTGGAGTTCCGACAGTTCAAGCCGGCGGTTTCGGTAAGCTGTTTACAGCGAAAATCGATGGCGAAACGTGTGAGATGGCAAATTGGACTTTACAGGGCGATCATGTTCCTGATGAGATCCATTTTAAGAACGCGGAGGATTCTGTGTCTAGCGCAAAATGTAAAGTAGTTTGCGCTGATAATCCCAAGCTGATTGGAACCATTGTATCTTTGACAGTTCAGTCAGGTAAATTAACCGCCGATATTGATTTGGAGGTGATCTGATATGAATTTGGAAGAGATCGGTTCTTTCAAAAACAAAGTAATATCAAAGCTGATAAACGATGACAATATTCTTGATGTCCTTCTGGGGGACGTTGATGACATTGAAGATCCTGAAACTGCCCTGCTTGGTAAGGACGGGTCAGGAAAGGGCGGCTGTGTGTTTAAATATGAGTTTGTTCCAGACACCCAAGAGAATTCTAAGACATTTTTGTGCGTTGAGGTGGTGCCGGAAGAAACTAATGGCGACACGATTACAGACATGACGATCTATGTGTTTGCATATTGCAGCAAAAATCTCATGCAGACCTATCGCCGCAAAGGACAAGCCGGTACTCGGATCGATGTTCTCGTAAGTGACGTTGATAAGATTTTAAACGGCAACGCTGAATTTGGAATTGGTCCACTTGAATGGGTGGGCAGCAGTATTTATAAACCAGCACAGCCCTATTATGGTCGTATGCTCGTTTATCGCGTTGGAACTTTTCGGAGGGCAAGGCGATGATTCGATTAAATTATATAGACCATATCAGCCCTTATGGGGTCATGCTGCGCGAAGTAGGTCGAATTCACTCCCCTATTCTTGGAGATATTTTGAAGCTCGGCTACAACCAGTATCAGCGAGTATTGACTTTATTTTTGTATACACCAGAAAAATATTTCACGGACTTCTCGACAGATGCCAAGATAGAAAATCCGTGGAATCAGTTCACAAATGAACAAAAAAATGAAATGACAATGTTTGATATCCTAACAGCCAACGAAGAAGCCAGATCCGAATTGATTTCGGGTTTGGCTCTTTTTATTTTCGGTAATTTGGAGTGGGATGAAAAATATCGCGCAATTTTGATTGATAAACAAGTCGATTCAAAAGGCAATGCGTCAATTGGCGGCTTTGTTAACAAATCAAATTACAAGACAGTTGTTCAAGTAATTTTGCAGCTACTTGATATTGCGGATGACGATATGCCAGAAGAGAATCCTAAGTTTAAAACCGAGAAAGACCGGCTGTTTTGGGAGAAATTTCAGAAAAAGAAGAAAGAGTTCGCAAAAACAAAAAAAGGCGACCCCAATTTGGAGTTGCCTAATATGATCTCGTTGTTGTGTACATTTCATCAGAGTCTGAATTATTCAAATATTTGTGCCCTCACCATTGGTCAGATACGAGATACGTTCTCCCAACTGATGAAGGCGAAACAATTAAATATCGCAGAGATGAACTATTCAGTTTGGGGCGGAAAGTATGACCCGTCACAGTGGATAGAACGCATCGATAAAAAAGATGAAAACATAGGAGGATAACAATTATGGCTAACAAGAATGCTAATTTTGCCAACCGCGAAGTTGCTGACCTGATGCTGAAGAACTATTCCACTAAGAAAATGTTCCTGAATGTTGATTGGGCTAACGTCACTTCTACTTCTTTCGAAGGTGACCGTGTGTTTGCTACTGGCGGTCAGGGCGCTCCCAACCGCGTGCAGTTCGACGGTTCTCGTACCGGCACTCTGACCATCGAGGCTCAGGTGTATCCCGTCAAGGTCTTCCAGATGCTGTCTGGTAACGATCTGGGTACCACTGCAAACTTCCTGAAGCGCGAGAAGGTTACCGCTGCCGACACTGCCAAGCTGACTCTGAGCGAGGCTGCTGCAGGTGATTACGTGCAGGTCTTCAAGGCCGACGACGATCTGGGTGCCGAGCTGACAGCTACCGTGGCTGAGAAGGAAGTTACCGTCACTGTCGAGAGCGGCGTCGACTACATTGTGTATTACTACAAGAAGTCTGCTAAGCCCCAGGTGGTGCACCTCGATTCCAAGCACTTCCCCAAGGCATATCGTGTCGAGGGTTCTATTCCCTACAAGACCGAAGACGATGTCATTATCGAGGCCCATCCGATTTGGTATAAGGCTGTTCCGCAGGCTGGTTTCGAGCTGTCCTGGCAGAATACCGGCGATCCCGTTTCCCTGACCATGACCTTCGATGTTCTGGCTGATGCTGATGGCAACATGTTCGACTTGGTCTTTGATGGCGAGTAATTGTTGAATAGTAAATCAGAGGTAGAGTCTTTCGGGGCTCTACCCCTTTTATGAGCGCACGACCGCTGGAGCAGTCATGCGTTGATATGAGGAAACTCACGAATAAGAAGAACACCCACACAGCGGACCAGCTCTCTAATTTGCATAGAGGCTTCAGTGATTGTTCGAGTGGTTTGGCCCCATTTATGCCTGTGGCTGGCTTAAAGTCTTAGCTGATGCCAAG